GAGGCTCACAGCTTGGTCTTGACGCACGTAAACCAACAAAACAGAGTATATTAAAGGGGGCTACCAATGGGCGCTACAACGTTATATAATTTTAAAACAAAGGTATTGGATCATACACCAACGATAAATACTGCTGAATACGCTCAACATGATATTCTGTTTGATTTTGAAGCAGTAACATTAGGTGAGGGTGGTAGTGCCACAAGGCCAATTAGCGGTACCATAAACAACTTTATACTTACGGATAAAGATGATGAAGGGGTTCAAATAACCGTATTTTTCACAGATTCGTCTTCGGCATCATTAGGATCAATAAATGCAGGGATTACTATAACGGATGCACATGCAGCAGCTATAAATGGCTATGTTGATACGGGCGCTACCTACGAGGATATGATCGGGTGCAAGATAATACGTCCTTCTGCCTTTGCTCCAATACCTTTTGTTAGCACCGACGATAAGATATACGTAGGTGGAGTGATGCGTGGAAGTAGTGCAACTACTTGGACTTCAGCCAGTGACATTACAATGCGTATTGGCGTAACCATCGAGTAAGGCGATGTCGCTACCCATCTTATCGCGGAACCGTGGAGGTTCATTCGCGGCGGGGCCAGCGGCTCCTGCGGGTGCATCGGGTTACGACTTGGACGATGATCACAATATAGACACGACTCCATTTATCCATTGGGACGCAAGTACGCTTGTTTCCGTAAACAGCGCCTCAGATAGCAGTACCTTCAGCACTTGGACTTCAAGGGAAGGGAATGATTACGACTTAGTGCAAGCGGATGCGGCTGAACAGTTCACCTACGAAGCTACTTCCAGCAACATGAACAGCAAACCAGTCGCAGTTTCAAGCGATGGCGCGCGGCACATGATGACGGCGACCGACTTTCTACCCGCTGGAACGGTAACCATGCCCGTAACTATCATCATGGCAGTATATGCGCTTTCTGGAGCGCCGACATACCAGTCTCACTTTGGCGGTAAAAACGTTTCGGGAGATAATGTAAACAGTTTCAAGCCTTATAGTCCTCGCGTGGGAAAGTGGAATATCTACATGAACAACGGTAGTCACATGATGGGTGATACCTATACTGCTGGTGCGCAGGTAGTCGCTTGGGAGTTAAATCCTTCTGGGACTACCTATAATTTTGTGAATTTGGCGAGAACAACTATATCATCCACTATATCGACCAACAACCCCTTCAATTATCAATTTTCATTAGGGGCGGGAAATACAGGCGCGAATGACGTAGTTACGAACACAGAGATTGCTGAAGTTATAATTTATAACGAAATACTTTCAGGCACTGAGATGTCTGGTAGCAACGTGAGTGGTGGTGAGTTACATACGATTATCACTTACTTGAAAACAAAATACGGGATTTCGTAATGGGCTGCACGAAAGCAAAACTATACGTCACGGAAAGCGGCTTCGACAGTGCGCGCGCCAGCTTGGAGTCGGCGCTTGGGATACCCCATGCGGACGGTACTTTGCGTTACTGCGGGAAAGAGCAGGTGCGATCCGACCATCCCGAACATGCGAATAAGTACATTTTGCCCATCGAAACTGCGGTTGGCGAAAGATGGAAGTGCAATCATTTGGTATCTGGTGAAATCGACTACGACCCCGACTGGCACGAACCCGAACCCGAACCACCCGAATAATAAGGAAAACTATGATGGCATGGCTAACGGCTAATTACGTAACCTTAATAGCATGTGTGGGAGGAGCCTCGATGCTCGCTTCCGCTATCGCGGCGATGACACCCACGCCAAAAGACGACAAGGCCGCTGGGTGGATCAAGAAAATCTACACGCTGTTGATTGACATACCCGCCCTCAACGTGGGTAAGGCCAAAGCTATTGGCGACAAGAAGGTTGACGAGAAGATCAAGGAGAAAGCCGGAGGTCTCCTTGGTGGACTCTTTCGCAAGATCAAGGAGAAGATATGAGCGCCCGCGAATCACTACCTTGGCACATCATCCTCTTCATCACATTGATGATGATGCTTGTGGTGTTTATATGTTCTGGGTGTCTGGGCGTAGGTACGAGAGGCAAATCCATGCGTATCCAAGTACCCGCACTTCTCGACGTTGAAATCGACTACGTCGAGGATACTACCGCTCCCATCGAGGAAGCGGGTAAGTGGCGTGATTTTTATATCCCTAAAAAAGATACCATCAAGAGTATCTTTGGAAAGCCCGACAATAATGGGTCGAAGTAATGGATGGTATAGACATCAACATTGTGTTGGAGGTCATCCTTTTCGGAGTGATGGGAGTTTTGGGCGTTTTGTGGCGCAACCAAGCCAATGGCTTGAAGGAAACGGAAGATCAGCTAAATGACTTAAGGGTGGAGTTTGCTGAAGCGAAAGGTACTTCCGCCGCCACGAATCGCACCATTTTCGCCACCCTTGAGGAGATGAAGGAGGCGATACACCGTATCGAGAACCATTTACTGTCCGACAAGTGATGGAGTTTAGTGAGTATAGCGACTATATTATCTTCGGAGTGGCGACGATACTTGCGGGTATATCTTGGATGCTGAAGAAGGAACATAACAGAATTGCTGAATTAGAGGGCGAACTGGACTCTCTTAGTAATCGTTTAAGCGAAGCCGTCCATGACATAGGGAAGAACGACGTTGCGGATCAAGAGTGGCGCAAGCGGGTGGAGGAAAACCATGCTGGCTTGTTGAAGGCCGACGAGGATCGCCGCAACGACGCCCGTAAAATTTACGATAAAATCTCAAATATGGAATCAGCCATGCAGGAAAAAATCCAGCGTTTGGCTGAAATGATAGCGGGGAAATAACCTATGACTAGTACGATTACGGCAGCAACTCTTACGCTTACCGTCAAGGAGAGCATTGAACTCAACGGGGTGGAGCAAGGCTCCACGAACACGAAGACGATAGCGAGCGTGAACGAGGTGTCGAAGCGTATCGTTACGGTCACTACTACTGAGGCTGAGGTAATAGCGTTTCATGCGTCGGCGATAGGGTCTGGAACCTTTCTTGAGGGAGACGTCAGGTATTTGCGGTTTACCAATCTCGACGACACCAACCACATCACTCTCACTTTCAAGAACGAGAACGACGATGAGTTCGCCATCAAGGTTGATGCTGGACATTCGTTTATTTATCCCGGCGACAATTCTGGTGGAGTGGTGGACACCATGGACGCAATCGACGGTACTGGTTTGACTTACTCCTTGGGAGATTTGGTAAACGTAACGGCTGACGCCGATACGGCGTCCTGTGACATGGAAATATTCGTGGCTTGCGTATGAGTTTCGAGCGATATGGTGATCTCGACACACGTGTCGCCAAGGAAGGCGATTCGTCGTTCACTGGTATCGATTCGTATAGAGAGGACGTCACGCTGGAGAGCGGCTTCGTGAGCGCCAGCGAGAATATGAGGATGGATGGCGACAGGGCGCAAGTACGCAAGGGTTTGGACTTTTTGGCTGGCAGCGTGACCCTTACTTATTCCGTTGGAGACGAGGAAATATTCGCCACTGGCAGGTTCAGCGACCCCAACAACGACAACTTGGACTGGTTGGCATTGGCTACGAAGACAAAGCTTATACTTTGGAACTCAGCCACGGCCAGCGGCAAGTACGTAACCTATGGAGGGGGGGCTACCGTCACGACTGCCCACAAGGCGAGCATCATGCAAGCCTTCAACAAGGTTTATATCTTCAGGAGCGGAGCAAGACCGCTTGAGTGGGACGGCGTGATGACTGATACCAACGCAGATGGTACGGTGGACAGTACTTTCGCCGCCATGTCTGGTTCAGCTAGTGGAAGCGGGAGCGCCATACCCAATGCGGATTGGGGCGTGTACTTTCGCAACCGTATAATCGTACCTAATCCAGACACGATAGATTCAGGTGTAACGAACAACGCTCAAACCATCGTGATGAGCGACATTCTCACGCCCAACAATTTCTCAGTGGAGAGCGAGTTCTACCTCAACCACGGAGCGGCTGATTTCATCGTAGGGGCTGCGCCCTACCAAGAAGATCAGCTAATAGCATTCAATAGAAGAAGTATTTTTATAATAAACAACATTACGACTACTTCGGCTGCTGGTGTATTCGAGGTGACGAGGCAGTATGGGTGCTGCGCTCGCAAAAGCATTGCCCAGAGTGGACCGCAAACTTACTTTTTAAGCGACGGGGGGGTGTACGTGTTGTCGCCCGGTGTCGATCCAGCCAAAGGTCTGGGAATAGCCATTTCCAAGACGCAGGGAGAAACCATCCCCTTGTCGCGTCCCATTCAAGACGTGATGGCTACGGTAAACTTCGACGAGGCTGCAATATCGAAGAGCGTGGGTATCGTGCATGACAATAAATATTATCTCGCAGTACCTACTGGAAGCAATACTTCGCCAAACAAGGTATTAGTGTACGATATACTACTGTCCGCATGGGTGAGCGTGGACAGCTTCCCCTCTGGATTCACCGTGGATGATTTCGCAGTCATGCCTTATGGGTCGAATCCGAAGCAGAACCGTTTGTTCATAGGAAACACGAAGGGGTTCTATCTTTACGAGGAAAATACCTTGGACGAGACAGGGACTGTCGGGAACGCCAGCATTACCAGTACGGCGATACCCGCCAAGCTTACCACGAGGGGTTACAATTACGGCATGCCCGACGTTAAAACTTTTTACAGGGGTCAACTTGGAGCCACGGTGAGCGCTTCGGACGCCTTTACCGTCACTACGAATGGAACCGATCCAGACAGCAGCGAGGTCGTGCTTACCGAAGTGGCTACCGCCGCTGAGGATACTCTTTACAGGTTCGGCTTGAGAAGGAGAGCGTACTCCTTGAATTTGGAAATCAACGTAACCGCTGGCAGACCGACCTTCAGGCATATTGCCGTGGAAGCGTCAGGTGAGGGCATGAGAACGAGAAAGGAGGTTGCGTAATGGCTATCACTGCATCAGTGACCAAAGGGCATACCTTCGCCACGGGGGTTCCATTGACTCCGGCGAACCTCAATGATCTTGGTACGCCTACGGTAACGGTGGCTACGCCCATATCCATAGCGAATGGTGGTACGAATGCCACCAGCGCCGCCGTGGCTCGCGTACAATTGGGGTTGGGAACGATGGCGCAGCAAGCATCCGACAGCGTGAATATCATAGGGGGTCTTATTCAAACTACTTCCATTACTTTACCAAGCTACGCTACCAGTGGCTTGCCATCCGCTGGCACTGCTGGCAGAATAGTATTCGTGACGGACGGAGACGGAGGAGACAAATGCTTGGGTGTCGATGACGGATCGGCATGGAAGCGCGTAGCGTTGGGGGCGACTTGTTCAGCGACATGAACAATTACGTACAATTGGCTAAGGATTTCTACTCTCAAATCGGGGAGGCGAACGACTTTGAGCGTGACTTGGGCAAGTACTTGCTGGATGGCTACATGGTATCCAGCCCGAATGGTATAATATTCGGCAAGCCAGTAAGGCGTGACGGTGGACCAGCGGACGCCCAATGGTGGGAAGACGAGGGGAGTTGCGACGCATGGTTCGTAAAGTTCGCGGCTGGCGAGGGCATGATAAAGGAGTTCATAAATGCCATGCCTTACCAGCTTCCTTTCATTGGATGGATGAGGGCGACTAAATCGAAGCCCGTGAAGTATTGGAATTTAAAGCAGATTCTCAGGAGGAAATAACAATGGGCGGTACAGACTACAATTATCCACAACAACCAAGCTACGGGGAGTCCATGCGCGAGTCCTTGCAAGCGCAAGTGGACTTGGCTCCGCAATTGTACCAAGCGGAGGCGTCGCAACAGTACGGGCGACCAGCGTATGCCCAACTTGAAACGGACATTCTGCGTAACACTTTGCTTGGGCAGGAACGCTTCGCTCCCGGTCAAGGCGGAGACGTTTACCAATCACCAGCCACGCAACCAGCGACCACCACGGTAACGAGGACGGAACCCTCCGACGTAACTTTTGCGGATGGTACGCCATTCCCCGAATCCTTGTTGAGCAAGGAAGTAACCTACGAGGTACCCAACCAACAAGGGCAACCAGCCGTTCACCAAACTTTGGCAGGGGGTTACTTGGCGTCCAACCCAGACCAAAGGGCGGCTATCGAGCAATCGTATGCCGACGTTCAAAGCGGGAAGACTACGCCTCAGCAATTGATGATGCAATTCGGCGTACCTCAAGAGATGGCTGCAAGAGCCGCCGACATGACTCCTGACGAGTTTGCCCAGATGCATTACGACTACTACGGCAAGGAAGCTGGTCTTGCATTCCCCACGCAAGGAGCGATGGAGCGTGGAGGTGGGTTGCTTGAGCTACTTGGTGGAGCTGGTAGACAAGAGTTTGGCACTGGACGGGTCGGGCAGGAGTTTTTAACCAGAGAAGCTACTGAGGAAGACGTTGCTGCTGGTACCGCTCGTTTTGTTGGGCAGGAAATACAAGAAGGACGTATTCGCGACGGTCAAATGATTGGTGAGACTCGCGACATTATGGAGACATCAGACCGAATGGCTGGGTTTTCAGAGGGTGGCGACTTTATGGGACTTGCTCAATACGGTAGCGATATAGCTGAACAAGCTGCTCGTAGACAGCGAGCAGCCGACATTGGAGACGTTCAAAAATTCGGAGCGATTGCTTCGCAAGCAATAAGGGAGTCCGATCCTTTGTCGTCTGGCCTACTCACCACGATGGGTGAGCAAGCCGAAGAAGGCTTGGCTGCTCGCGGCGACTTGACTGAAAGGGAAAGGGAAGGAGCCATACAATCAGCCCGCAGGGCATGGGAGGCGCGAGGAAGAGTGCGCGACCCAATGGCTGTGGTCAGCGAGCTTGAGAACTTGGAGAGCGCTCAAAGGGCGCGTGAAGCCCAACGCAGGGCATTCGCCACGCAAACCATGCAAGCGAGCAGGGCGATGACAGCCGATCCCTTTATGGCTATACTTGGCAGACCCAGCGGAGCTAGTCAGCAAATTGCAAGCGCTGGACTTGGTGGCGCCCAATACGGGTTGAGCGCTGGTCCCGGCGTGGTGTTCAATCCTGAAGCTGGTTTGAGCTACCAACTTGGGCAATCAACTAACCTTGCCAATATAAATGCTGCAAGAACACAGGCGGCTGGTATGAAGCAAGGAGCCATCATAGGTGGTCTGGCTGGTTTGGGCGGCAGCGCATTGACTGGCGCTGGTTCAGCGCAGGGATTTGGTAATTTATTCAGCTAATCAACAGGAGACATTGTTATGCCAAGAGGGCAATCACCATTTCGAGGAGACTACGTAGTACCTGAATCCAAGGTGCCTGAAATTTTAATGGCTGGCGCTGATGCGCAGGCCAAGCAGATAGAGCAGGGGTTCGCCGTAGCGGGGCAAGCCATCGAGCAGTTGGGCTTGAACAAGAAGCAGCAGGAGACGGACAAGGCGACCATCAAATCCGCTCTCAATATGGTGGACATAGTGGAAAGAAACGATCCCAACAAGGATGACCAGAAGGTTTCGAGCTACTATGAAGGCATGAGGACTGCGTTGAACAATGAAAACACACCATTGCATGGACGAGCAACGTTCGCCAATAACACACTGGCAAACTTCACGCTTACTTCACAGCTGAAAAGCCAGCAATTGAATCAAGCTTCAGTCGCCTTAGCCAATGAGCTGAATACGAAACTTCAAGAGTCAACAGTGAAAGGCAACGAGCTAAAAAACAAGAACCTTAAATTGACGAATCAACTTGCCAAAACAAATCTTGAAGTAACTGAAATCGAAAATGAGCATCGTATTTGGTTGCAACAGATGATGGATAACGCAAAAACTGGCGGCGCTGAAGTTGATTGGGAGGAGCATATCTCCAATAGATTAGAGGCGATGGTGAGGAAACCCGAAGTGGAGGTGAAAGCGAAAGAAGCCCAGACTGCTTACACTGATGCATTGAGAAGAACCCAAGAATCACAGGCAAATCTCAATAATGCGAAGGCTGCTGTGGTTGCAGCGCAAGGCCCGCAAACTTTAGAAAAGGCGACAGAAAATAAAATAGCTCTTCAAGAGGCATTCCCTGACGAAAATATAACATTCAACATAAAGCAGGATGATGATGGGGATTGGGTAACTTCTGCGAATTTTAAAGACGATGAATACAAGAAGGTTGGTAGTCCTGAGTGGAATCAATGGCTTGATGATGAAATAGAACACTTGGGCGGGCAAGAAGCGGTACAAGCGAGGGATTATGAAGGAACTGATGTTCTAAGGCCGATAAGTAACGCAAAATATCTTGAGTTCCAGCAGCGCTTCGAGCAGCACCAAGCAATGAGAAACGCAGGTGCTTCACCAAAGGAGGCGAAAACAGCCACTGGCATCGACCCTGACCATGGGCATACTGATGTGTTGGGTACCATTGAGTGGGTCTATGAAGAAGAAGGTAAAAAGTACAGGTTCTACCTAAGATCAATGGAAGCCTTGGATAATAATCTAGACAATGAACATGACCAAAAACTTTATAGGAACTTATTAAAACTGAGAAGAAACATGCAGCTCAGGACAGAATCGGCTGGAGACGATGAAATACAGGCGGAGATTGAAGGAGATGAGCCAAGTCAAGGAGCCAAGAAACTTAATTAACCAATGGCTGCGCTTCCTCCAGTACCACAAGCCCCTGTCTACAAGGGGCGACCAATAGAGACAACGCCTTTCGAGCCGTTGAGTGATGCTGAGTTCAATGCCTTGGGTGAGGCTGAAAAAATAGAATACAGTTTAAGCAAGGCGCTGGCCGACAAGGCGATTGAAGCGGAGTTCAATCGTAGCGTGGGCGCAATGTCCGACGCTGACGCACTGGCTATTGAAGAAGAGTTCGAGAACAGGGCTGAAAGACGCATGGCGCGTGAAGCCGTAGCTGATTTTGAACCAACTCTTTCGCCCGACGTTATAATTGAAGAAGAGGGGGAAGAGGAGGTTGATCCCGAAGTATCGGATACCGACGAAGTTGCTCGCTTTATGGATTCTCCCGTGATGAGCCACGAGGATTGGGTGGCCTCCCAGCAAGCTATGCCGCCAGCCACTGGCGACGTACCATTAGGTGGTGACGCTTCTCGCGTAGCAGGAGCGCCAATTGAAGAGGAGCCAATTGAAGATGAGCCAGTGGTGGAGCCAGAGCAACCAGTGGAGCCAATAGTAAAGGAGCCACCTATTGTTTCAGGAGAAGAGCAGCCTGTCGAGGTGGAGCCAATACCTGAAGACATTCGCAGTTCCGATGAAATCAGGGAGTCGGTATTTGCAACGAACCCTGAGCATAATTCCAGAACAACGCAGACTGGAGTTGAAAGGTATTTGGAGGTTCATGAGGCCAGAATGTCTGCGTTTCGTGCCGCATTGAGAGATAACCCAGAAGTGCTTGAAGAGTACAACAGGGGAAGTGACCGAAAGAGGGAAAAAATATTTCGCTATTTCATGCGAAACAATGATCGCGACCATGACAAGGTGTACTCGCAAGTCGTTGTTGTGCCTTCTTACTCATTCAGGAATACGCCCCCCATATCCCGTTACGCGCCTGTTGCGCCCCCTGCAACACACGAGCATAACGTAGACACTCAGTATGGTACGCTTCTGGATCCACAGACTGAAACTTTGTTTGGTGAGTTTGTAAGGAGCGAGGAATTTAGAAAGGGACTGGACGAAGACTCCTTTATAATGTTGGCGGAACTGTATGCCCATAGGACTCGTTTCATGGGGTACTCCAATAGCCCGCTGTTTAAGGATATAAGGCATCGAGCAAGGAAAATTAGTAGAAATTACGCTCGTCGCGTGGAGTTGGAGGGCAGAAACTCCGATGATATAAAGAACCTTACGGCCTTCCAGATATACGAGGGGTTGCGTAAGTTCGCAATAGTTGAAGGGCTGGGGTTTGTTGACTCCGATGAAACATATATACGCCAGAAGTCGAGGTCTTTGTGGGAGCTGCAGGGAGAGAGCGCTCGCACGGCGGAAACTATCGGCACCTTGGCCGGAGTGTTCGGGGGTTACGGCGCTCTTTACAAAACAATGTCCAAGGCTGGGCTTGTTAAGTTCTTTGGAGAAAAGGGCGCCAAGCGTTATATGGGACTAGCCGCCATGGGGGCTGGCGAGATGGGGATCAACGCCGCCTACAACCCTGAAGGTCATAGCCTTATATCAGCCGCCTTTGGAGACGGCGACCCCAACAAGCCTTTGTCGTACGTGGAGGCCGTGACGATAGGCGCTCTCTTTCATTTGGGTACGGACTGGATTCGCCACCTGCGCACACGCCCACGCAAGGAAACTCAATTATTGCTTGAGAACAAGCTAAGTCGCCAGAATTTCGTATTGGTCGATCCACCTAAAAGCGCCGCTGGAGAAAGCGCGGCGAAAGCAGTTGACGACGCTGAGGCGGCAACCGTCGGGGCGGCATGGGAAAAAGCCGGCGTACAGCAACCACGGTTGATGGCTCCTCGTGAAACTTTGGCATTACCTGAGACTGGAGCGCTTGCGAAGCGTGAGAACGAGATACGGACAGAGCTGTTTCAACTTGGCCAAGGCAGAAAGACCAAGAAGACGAAGGCTCGCATCGATGAGCTGCGTACTGAGTTGCGTGAAGTGTCTCCCGCTGGCAGGGAAATGCTGGAGAACAACGCCCGCAAGGAGTTCTTTATCGAGCAAAGTAAAGTGTATCGAGACAGGGCGATAAACGAGCGACGTTTGGCTTCTTTTCTCGACAGCGAGTCACTTGGTGGGCAAATGGCGGCAAACAACGCGAAGAGGTACGCAAGAAAATCCCTTGATTTTGCGAGCAAGGCGAAAGCCATTGATGATTTGGGAGAACGGCTTTACGCAAAGCATATGGCTCAAGGGCGTTTCCGCCCAACGGAGAAGGGCGTGGATACCATAGCGATGGGACGCTCCATGCAGAAAGCCGTTGACGAAGCGGTTGCTGGCATTGCGAAAGAGCAGCGCTTGGCTCGCGAGACGACGGCATCCACTCGCAGCGTATTGAATGCGCTGGAAGACATGAGGGCTGCGAAGGCATCTCCCATACAACAGGCGATAGATAATATTTCACCAGATGATTTAAAGGCTCTGAGGGAGAGCGCTCGCAGTGTGAGAACGAAGGCATTGGCTCGTAAGGGGAAGCCGCGCCCTAAAGTGGTCGATCCAAAACTAGTACACAAGTTTGCGCCCACCGCGAAACTGGGTATGGCCGCAACCAATCTCTCCGACGAGGTGTATGGCACGATTGCGAAATTCGGAGACAGGCTGCCTACCGACGCCGAAAAGGTAGTGTTTGGGCGTGAGATCATGGAGTCCAGCCCACCTCGCATAGAAAAAGCAAACGCGGGCTGGCAGAAGTTTGGCGACGAGAAGTCGGGAATGGGGAGTCACGTAAGAGTTATAAACGAAAGGCGTATCAGCGGGACGGATAAATACGTTACCGTAAAAGAAAGTAAAGGTATCATGGAGAAGCGTGTAAAAGCTCTCCAAGAATTGAAGAAAGCGGACAAGGCAAGCGCCAAGGAAATATCTCAAACAATAAAAGCGCAGAAGGAATTGCACAGAGACTTTGCAAAATTCAAGAAGCGCATCGAATCGATTCCTTCTCATAAATACGGTACGCTTGCCAGAGAAAACAGGAATTGGGCATTAAAGGAAAGCAAGGCATATCCTCTTCGTTCAGCAAATTCAACGACAGCCACTGCGCAAGAGTTGAGGCTGTTGCATTCCGCTCACCAAGCGGGCGAGGACGTTGTGAAGAGGACGTTGTTGAAAGACCCCGACATGGCTCGTCAACTCGCCATCATAGGAGGGTTTGGCGCGTTGGTGGGCATTGATTACGAGAACTCCAAGGATGGAACGTATGGGGCGCAAGCGGGAATGCCGGTGTTCTTGCTTGGTTTAGGATTGTTCAACCCTCGATTCATAATACCCGGCGGGCGCAAAGGCTCGATGTTCTTTGGAAGCGGCAATGGATTGGCCAAGAAAATCGTTGCTCGCATGAGCAACAGGTTAAGGGCGATACACCCAAGTTTGGAAAGGCTGGCTATGGGCTTCGAGGCTCGCGTTGGTGGAGCCATTTATGGCTTGAAGCAAGCGGTCAAGCCCTTCAGTGATGGCTTGCAGGAAGGCGTGGAGAAGGGAGCCATCACATTGAAGGAGGCCAATGAGTTAGCTGGAGCGCTTACGTCGAGGGGCGTTGACTATGGGGTTCGCTTGAGGGTTTCCGACATAAGTGAAAAGATAGCCAAACATCCAAATACCACGATTACCGACCCTAATGATTTAAAAAATCGTTTCGTGGAGATGGTATACGTAAAGAACAAACTTAGGGATGAAGCCTTGGCTGTCGGTATGGACGTTGGCTGGATAGAGAATCATTGGCCTCGCGCCGTAAAGCCCGACTTGATAGATGAGTTCAATGCCGCGATGGGCATAACCAAGCAGACTAGAATAGAGCGCGCGGTCAAGGAGTTTGAAGACCTGCATGGCAGGAAAGCGACGAAAAAGGAAAGAATAACGATTGGGAATGGCGTGGCTAGTGAAAACACCCTTGGTTTAAAAGCGGTCTTTTCCAAAGCCGATTTCAGTAAAGCCCGCAAGCTTGGCAGTAAGGCTGCCGCCAAATTTTCGAGGTTTTACAAATCTCCGTTCGAGGCGCTCGACGACTACATTGAAAGCATGGTGTATGAGATCGAGAAGCGTAAGCTGTATGGTGGTGGAGTGGATAGGGGTTACATGGTTAGTAATCAAGAATTGAACCACACGCTTGGCGGCGTATTGTCGCAACTTCGCGATACCGACAAGTGGATTCCAGCGGGAAGGACCGTATACCTTGAAGAAGCCGGTACGTGGACTGTGCCCAGAGACATGAAAATAAAGGACATATTCAGTCGTCAAGACAGCGGGCGGCTCCCACGAATAGCCGCTGGAGAGAGGGAGAGGCTCGCTGAAACCGCGTATACTCGTAAGCTTATCACTGGGGCGCAGGAAGACGAGGTGCTTGAAATGTTTTCCGCCCGTTTTGCAAGCGGACAACAGGAGTTGCCCGACTTCTGGAACCTTCTTCGTTCAACTACCCGCATCATGAACTTGGGGCAATTCACCAGCACCATCGTTCAACTTACCGACATGGGTATTACCGCCGCCACTGAGGGTGGCAGAATAACAGCGCGCATTGCCACTCAAAGAACTGCGAAGGAGGCGAGTGATTTCAAACGGTGGGCTACGAGGGCGCGCAACCCCAACAACAAGGTCCACAAGGACTTGGTATACAAGATGGAGGATTTTAACCTCACTACGATAGGGGCTGAAGTGTTCGGGGCTTCGTCAAGAACGAAGGGTATTGCTCCTTTGGTGGAGAAGTTTGCTAACGACGTTCATAAGTGGAATAGATTTACACGAACGGACGCGCTGAGCAAGGAGGTGAAGATGAACGCGACTCTCTTGGAGATGCGAAACAGTATAAAGGGACACGTTCGTTCGGACGGCAAGGTGGTGGTGAATCGCATTTCTGAAAAATTCAGGAAGGACTGGGAGGAAGCTTTCGGTCCCGACTTCCATGACCTCGTGGGAGCAATCGTCAAAAAGGATTGGGATAATTGGAACTTGCGCACCGCTATATTAATGAAGCTTGGCAGGGTGCAACCCGTGACCATGTTCAATATGCCACAAGCATACGTGGAGGCTGGAGGTTTCGGGCGCTACATGTATTCATTGAAGACCTTCCAATTAACTTACTTGAACAGGCAATACCAAGCGATAATTTCAAAGATGGCGCGAGGTATTGCCAAGAGGGATTGGGACATGGTTGCCGAAGGGGGAAAGAACATGGTGAAGTTGTTCGTGTACTTCGGTGGAGCCAGTTATGGTGTAACGGCATTTAACGACTTCCTCAAGGGCAAGGGTTTCGATCCCATGCGCTCTGGGTATGACGCCCTTTATCAAGTGTTGGGAAGTTCCCGTTACCAGATAGGCGCTATGCAACGAGAAATGCAGAGGGGTGACTGGTGGGACAAAACTCTGGGAGCGGCGGAAACTTTCGCCCTTCCTCCCACCATCAGCAACGCCCGATCCATTGGTAGAGACTTGTGGAGAATATTCGACGGAAAGCCGATCAATGAATTTGAGTTCTGGAGGTTTATACCACTTGCGGGTGGTCCGACCAAGGCGTTGTTGGGCGAATCCGACAAGAAGGGACCAGCCACTCCATCCAAACCAATTATGCCCAGCAAGAAAAAGTAGTCACCTATTGACCTTGCAATTTAAATAAAGTTATATTTGTTTGATCCCATCATTCATCTCTCCAAGAGGGCGACGCGGCTTAGGTTGCGCCGCCTTCTTCTTTTAGAAGTAAGTGTTCCAAGCGTCACGCCAGATTTCATACTGAGCCTTGGAGTCGCTTACCGGACGCATCGTCATGGTCGCCGCCTTCACGTGCTTGGTGGGAACGTGGTACCAGATATCGACGGGGGCTAAGTATATGGCGATGACGTCGGCCTTGTCTTCGGTGATTTTGGTTTTGCCCGACTTGCAGTTTCCCGACGACGCTGAAATTTTGTAGGTACTGTTTCTTCCAGTTTGCTTATGGGTGGTTCCCTTTACTTGAACTCTGGTAATTTTGTTTCTTTTGTTTTCCACGATCAAGTCATACGCCAAGTAGTCACCGAAGGGCTGCAAGACGTTCAGCCCTCTTCGCAAAGCTTCGGCTGCAAAGAGAGCTTCATAGGAAGCTCCTGCTTGTTTGGAGTTGTAGGGCATTATTCATAGGAAACTAGCCACTTGTCTAAAAGTAAAAGGAAATTTGGGGTAAATCCCAATTAGTCGTTGACGGATTTGTATGTAAAACTTGGGGTAAAGCTTATTTTTTGGGGTGATTACCACGTAAACTCGAAGACCAATTGCCGCGAACAATTGAGCCTACGGTGATCATGTCATTCATCTCATATCCTATCCTTAAAAGCTTTCTAATTCAAAACATAGAGCCTACCCCTCGTTATGACATGAAAGGCTCTCTATACCCCTTCCTGAGCGTGGAACCAAGCTTCTTGAAGGTCTGTATCTCACGCTCGAACTTCATATTATAGGTTCCAGTCTCTCCCGACCTGTTCTTGGCGAGTATCAATTGGATGGTTTCCTTGTCCACCATGTCGGGCTGATGAAGGAGTATCACGTTGTCGGCGTCTTGCTCCAACGCTCCACTCTCCCTCAAGTCGGAAAGCTTGGGCGCTCGTTGAACCTGTTCCACCGACCTGTTCAATTGCGACAACAGCAACACTGGGCAGTCCAGCTCCTCAGCCAACAGCTTGCAGTCCTTCGAGATGCCAGCGATTTGT